TGGACGTGGGGTTTGTGTTTGCGACCGCGGGCGACACCATTGTCGACATTGACGAGGACATCGAGAACGCGGGTGACGCACCTGTAGACGAAGCGGTCCTTGCGGTGATGCCGCACACCGCCAACTGGGCCGAAGCGATGACGGCGACCGGGCGCTCCGCACTCGCGTCCGACCTGATTCGCGACGTCGACCAAGACGAAATGGACCGCTCGGATTGGTACGACACCGTCGTCAAGGGCATCAAGTTGCTGGGGTTCAAATTCGACCAAGTGTCGGAACCTTGGGACGGCGCAAGCGCGGTGTTCGACCCCCTGCTGGCTCAAGCAGCTGTCGCGTTTCAAGCGCGTACGGCCAAGCAGCTCTTCCCCGCGAGCGGGCCGGCAAAAAGCAAGGTGCGGGGCGTTGCGACCGCAGTGAAACTCGCAACCGGTGCGCGCGTGGCGGCGTTCCTGAATGATCTCTTGACGGGTCACGTCGACTACCGCAACGAGCTGGAGAAAGCGCTCTTCAACTGCGGGCTGACGGGCTCAGGGTTCATCAAGGTGTTTTGGTCGGCATCCGCGGGTCGGCCGCTGGCTCGCAGCGTGCCGCCTGAGAACGTGGTTCTCTCACCTGACGCGACGAGTATCGCCACTGCGATGCGCGTGACCCACGTCCAGCGTTGGACGCTCAACGAGATCAAGCAGTTCCAGTCCGACAAGACGTACCGCGAGTGTGTGGTGCAGGAGTCTCCCGCCGGCGCGGAGAACGAGGCGGCAACGCAGAAGGGCGAGATCAGCGGTATCGAGATGACCAACGATACGCGCCCGACGCTCTACGAGACGCAGATGTTCCTGCGGCTGTCGAACTATGACAAGGCTCTGGAGAGTCTGGACCCCACCGATGGCACGGCCCTGCCGTACGTAGTCACCGTGGACCGCTACAGCCACGAAGTGCTGGCGATCCGGCGCAACTGGGAAGAGGGCGACCCAAAGAGCCGCCCCCTGCAGCATTTTGTGCACTACATGTACATCGTGTCGGACATCTCCCCGTACGGTCTGGGGCTGGTGCATCTGATCGGACAGGCGTCGCTGGCGGCCACCGGTATCGACCGCTCGACGCTGGACGCCGCGGCGTTGGCGAATCTGGGCGGCGGGTTCAAAGCCCGCGGGTTGCGCTCGCGCGAGGACAACACGCCGATGCGCCCGGGCGAGTGGCGCGACCTCGACGTGCCCGCCGGCGCGCTGCGCGACAACCTCGTGCCGCACATGTTCAAGGAGCCCAGCGCGTCGCTGATCACTCTTCGCGACAAACTCGTGGAGGCTGCACAGCAGCTCGCCTCCGTGCCGGCCGCAGGGATGGACGACCTCCCGCACAACGCGGCGGCGTTCGCTGTCCTTGCGCTGCTCGAGCGCGAGATTGAGCCGCAGGCGTCGGTGCATATCCGGCTGCACGCGGCGCTGGGCTACCAGCTGCAGTTGATCGCGTCGATCGTGCGCGAGGAGATGGCCAAGGACGGTGGCCCCGAGACTCCGCAGGAGATGGATTTCGCGCAGACCGACATTGTGCCGGTCAGCAACCCCAACGAGTCGACAGCTGGCACGAAAATGCTCAAGCTGCAGACGGTCATCGACATGATGACCAAGTTCCCCGACGAGTTCGACAAGTCACAGGTGATCTCCTACGGCATGGCGCTCATGGGTGAGCCCGAGTTTGAGCCTATGCTGGCGAAGAAGAATCCGCCACCGCAGCTCGACCCCGTCAGCGAGAACATGCGGCTGCTCACCGGGCAGCCGATCAAGGCATTCCTCGAGCAGGACCATGACGCGCACCTGATGGTGCACACCTCGGCGATGAAGGACCCCAAGATGCAGCAGACGCTGCAGACGAACCCGAACGCGATGGTCATCATGCAGGCTGCGAACGCGCACGTCGCCGAACATCTTGCGATGAAGTACCGCACGGACATCGAACGCGAGCTTGGTACATCGCTGCCCCCTCCCGGCCAGCCGCTGCCCCCGGACGTCGAGGCGCGCGTTGCGTCGCTCACGGCGCAGGCGGCGGATCGGCTGCTCAAGCGCAACGAAGCCATCGCCGCGCAGGACCAACTCAAGGACCCCGTTGTGCAGGCGCAACTGCAGGACACCGCGAACGAGACCCGTCGCGTAGAGGTCGACGCCGAGGACAAGCGCGGCCGGCGCCAGATCGAGGCGGTGAAGGTCATGAACGAGCTGCTGAAAAACCAGTCGACGATGGAGCTCGGCGTCCTCGGCATCCTGAAGGACATCGCAGGCGGCGTCGACGGGTCGATGCAGAAAGACGCCGACCGCGTGCTGAACGCCACACTCAAGGACGCCGATCGATCGAGCCGCGAGAAGCAGACCGAAGCCCAGCGTGCGGCGAAGGATGCGGCTGGCGCCAAGCCGAAGAAGGGTGAAAAATGAATAACGTCTTCGGTGTGATGATTCACGAGTTTCGCGAGCGAGCGAGCTCGGTGCGCGATGCGTTGCTCGGTGGGCAGGCCACATCTTTTGAAGAGTACAAAGCCCTGTGTAAGCAGTACGCGACGTATCTCGACGCTGCGAATTTTGTAGCAGACACCGAACAGCGGCACGAAAATCCAGATAGGGGTTGACAAACCCCGCAAAACCTCCTATAAACTGCTCCAAGTGAGTAATCGCTCACTTCGCGCAATCCACCGGCGTCGCTGCCAGTCCATGACTCCGGTGCACTTTGGAGGTTCTATGGACGATAAGCTGCCAAATCCGGTCGGGTACACACTGCTCTGCCGCGTTCCCAAGTTCAAAGACACTGACGCCACCGCCCAGCGCGCGGCCGCGGCCGGCATCGTCATGCCGGAAAGTGCCACCAAGCGTGAGGAGACTGCTACCGTCGCAGTCCAAGTCGTGAAGATTGGCCCGGAAGCCTACAAAGACCCCAAGAAATTCCCCGCCGGCCCGTGGTGCACGGTCGGGGATTTCGTGATCATCCGTGCCTACTCTGGCACCCGTTTCGTGTACGACGGTAACGAGTACCGCCTGCTGGACGACGACAGCATCCAAGCCGTCGCACCCTCGCTCGAAGGTTTCGCGCGCATTTGAAGGAGCCACCATGGCCGATAAAGACACCACCCCCCAAGTCACAACCAACGAAGACGGCACCGCTGATGTCGTGTTCGCCGGCACCGGCGACAACGCACTCAACGTCAATGATCTCGGCTCTGAAGCGCCGGCGAAAACCGAGATTGAGGTCGTAGACGACACCCCGCCGGAGCAGCGCGGCTCGACGGATGATTTCGCCATTGGCGAGATCACCGACACCGAGATGAAGGACTACACGGAGGGCGCCAAAAAGCGTATCTCCCAACTCACCGCGAAGTACCGCGCGAAGGAGCGCGCCGCTGCAGCGCTCGAGCGCGAGAACAACGAGGCAGCTGAGCTCGTCAAGCGCCAGCAGGACGAGCTCAAGCGCCTGACCGGCATGCTCAAGGGCGGCGAGAGCAACTACGTGGCCGTGGCCAAACACGCTGCGCAGGCCAGCATGGCGAACGCCAAAGCGATGCTCAAGGAGGCGCTGGAGACCGGCGACGCCGAGAAGATCGCCGATGCGCAAGTGGCGCTGTCTCAGGCGGCCGCGCAGGCAAGCACGGTGGCGGCGTATCAGCCGCAGGCCGAAGCGCTCGAGCAGCAGCTCAAACCCCTGCTGGAGCCCCAGAAACGCGCGCCGGCCGAGCCCGTGGACGAGATTGACGCCCCCACGCGCGCGTGGATGGGCCGCAATCCGTGGTTTAATAGCAACATCGCTGCTACAAACTACGCAGTCGACTTCGCACGGCGCGCGCTGGAGGCACAGGGCATCACCGCTGAGGGCGATCCGAAGACCTATTTCTCCGAAGTGGACAAAGAAATGGCGCGCCGTTTCCCTGAGCTGGTCCAGCGCAAGCCCGCCGGCAATGGCAACAACAGCCCTGTCGTTGGCGCCGGCACGAGCTCACCACGTTCGGGTGGAGGTACGAAAGTACGTCTGACCGAGTCTCAAGTACGTCTGGCGGAGCGCATGGGCGTGCCGCTTGAGGTTTACGCGCGCGAATACGCGATGCGCAATTCCGCTTGACAATCCCGTTAGCGAGTGCTAACTTACATACCAAGGAACCGAAATGGAACCAACTTCGTCGCCTGACCGCACAAATCGAGCATCGACGGCTCGCACCGAGGAAACGCGTGAGATGAAGCAGCGCCAGTGGGCGCCGCCTTCCACCTTGCCGGACCCTCACCCCCGCCCGGGTTGGGTGCATCGCTGGATTCGCCACCGCGTCCTTGGAACGGACGACGCAATGCGTGCCAGCGCTGCCATGCGAGAAGGGTGGGAGCCCTGCAAATTGGCCGATTATCCGGAGATGCGCATGGCGTTTCACTCCGGGGCTTCTGGTCAGGTTGCGGACATGATCCAAGTTGGCGCATTGATGCTGTGCCGGATGCCGAAAGAAGTGGACGATCAGCGCAAGGAATACTACGCTGGGCTGTCCGAGCGGCAATCGCGCGGTGTGGATGCGCAAGTGCGACAGGTGAGTGATCACCGCGTGCCACTGACTTCGGAGTTCCGCTCCGGCGTCGAGTTCGGCAAGCGTGGTGGCCCCGAGCCTACCGCGTGAACCATTTCGAAAGGAACTGACCATGGCTGCTGCAGCCGCTCCCTACGGGCTCATCCCCGTTTCGAAGCAAGGTGGACGTTACAACGAAGGTGGCTCCGCTCGTGAGATTCAGATGACGACCAACGTGGCTCTGGCGTTCTACGTCGGCCAAGTTGTTGTTCTGGGTACCACCGGGCAGGTGACTCCTCCGGCGACTTCCCCCTACGCTTCCGACACCGTCCCCGTCCTCGGCGTTGTGACCGGTATCCGGTTCGTCGATCCCGTGTTGAAGTATTCGGTGCAGGACTCGTACCTGCCATCCGGTGCCGTCAACTCCGGGTATACCGACATCTGGATCACTGTGAATGATGACCCCGACCAGCTGTATCAGGTGCAAGCAAACGGCACCGTTGCGGCCACGTCACGCGGTCTGAATTTCCAGATCACCGGCATGCAATCTGGCTCTGCCACGACCAAGCGTTCTTCGATCGCCGTCGTGTTTGGCTCCGGTGCCGCCGCTGTCACCACCTCCACCGTCCGGCTGGTCGATTTCGTCCGCTCGGTGGCTTCCCAACCCGGTGATGCTTACACCGACCTCATCGTCCGTTTCTCGCCCGGCGTTCACGCCTACGAGAAGACGACTGGTCCGAGCTGATCTGAACACCTGAAGGAGCTACAAAAATGGCTATCTCCCGTGCACAGCAGCTCAAGGAACTGCTCCCCGGCCTCCATGCCCTGTTCGGGCTGGAGTACAAGCGCTACCCCGAAGAGTGGAAGTCGCTGTTCGCAGTCAACAAGTCCGACCGTTCGTTCGAAGAAGAGACCAAACTCTCTGGCTTCGGCGTGCCGGGCTCGAAGTCTGAAGGGCAAGCGATCAACTACGACACGGCTCAGGAAGCGTGGACTGCCCGCTACACCCCGGAAACCGTCGCGATGGGCTTTGCCCTGACCGAGGAAGCCATGGAGGACAACCTCTATGACTCGCTCGGCCCGCGTTACGTCAAGGCCATGGCCAAGGCGATGACGTATGCGAAGGAAGTTCGTGGTGCGTCGGTGTTCAACAACGCGTTCAGCGGCTCGTATCTGGGCGGTGACGGCGTGGCGCTGTGTTCGACTGCGCACCCCTTGGTGGGTGGCGGCACGAACTCGAACCGCCCCGGGGCCGGCGCCGACCTGACCGAGACGTCGCTGGAAGCTGCGCTGATCGCCATCAGCAAGTGGACCGACGAACGTGGCCTGCTGGTCGCCGCCAAGGCGAAGAAGCTGGCCATCTCGACGGACAACGACTACGTCGCTACCCGCCTGCTGAAGACTGAGCTGCGCTCGAGTGTCCAGTCCGCCGTCGCGTACGCGCCGAACGATGTGAACGCCATCTACACCATGGGGGCGATCCCCGAGGGGTATGCGGTGAATCACTACTTCACCGACACGAACGCGTGGTTCCTGACCACCGACGTTGCGGACGGGTTCAAGCACTTCGTGCGTGTCCCGTACAAGACGTCGTCCGAAGCCGATTTCGACACCGGCAACATGCGCTTCAAGGCGCGTGAACGGTACGTTTTTGGCTGGTCTGACCCGCTCTGCGTCTACGGCTCGCCCGGTTCGACCTGAGCGCGAGAGCGTAAGTCCTTGATTTTCAAGGCATTTCTCGGAGCCCCTACAAATTGTGGGGGCTCTAAGAAGTGAGTTAAGTTTCGGAGCTAGTTGATGCTATAGTGAGGTTTTGGAGCCTCCATGCGCAGCATCTACACCATTACAAACGTCGTGACCCGCGACTTCTACGTCGGTAGTACCGTCGATCACGTGGCGCGGTGGAAAACTCACCGGAATAAGCTGCGGTACGGTACACACCACTGCCCGCATCTCCAAGCGTCATGGAACAAACACGGCGCCGCTGCGTTTGTCTTCGTGGCCGTAGAAGATCACGAAAATTCAACCGATGCCGAGTTGGCCATTGCGGAGCAGCGCTGGCTCGACGAGCATGTTGGAAAGCCTTACTGCTATAACGCGTCAAGAACAGTAGAGGCCCCATGGCGCGGTGTGACCGGCGTCGATCACCCACTGTACGGCGGCACTCGGTCCGACGCCACAAAACAAAAGCTCTCCGAAGCTGCGCGTCGGCAGCATGCTGAACACGGAAGCCCCCGCCTCGGTCGGACTCACTCTGATGAGTCCAAAGCCAAAATGTCTGCGGCGAAAGTGGGCAAAAACGCCGGCGAGAACCACTATCGGTGGGGGAAGAAGCTCTCTGAGGAAGTGCGTAAGAAGATTGGGGACACGCAGCGCGGGAAGTCCAAGGGGATCGGCCGGCGCATTTCACCTGAAGGCCGGGCGTCCATCACTGCCGCGGCCACTGCGGGGCGCTACAGCCATTGGGAAGGGAAGAGGCACTCCGAGGAGTCCAGAGCGGCTATGCGCCGCCGAGTAGCGGCTACACCCCCGGGTGGCGTCGAAACGGTCTATGGTGGCGTGCAGGAAGCCGCCGAGGCGGCTGGGGTCAATTACCAGTCAATTTCGCGAGTTATCCGCGGGGGCGGTGTAGTTCAGCGCGGAAAAGCCAAAGGCTGGAAGTTCCGGTATCCTGATCAATCGTAATACTGGTATCGGCCACAGTTGGCGCACAAGTGGCCTTCCGGGGTCAGGTAGAAGAGGTGATTCCCGCAGTTGCATTCGCGCACCAGCTGGTCTTCCGCCGGCGCGAATTCAAACTTGAAATGACCGGTCACGCGCTGGCAGCTCGGGCATTCGAACACCGTCGTCCCTGTCGGGGCGGTCGCAATCCATTCGTGCTTGCAGTTGACGCAGAAGGCTGGCCCAACGCCTGTCTGTACGTCGGGCTCGGCGGAAACCGGCCGGCCAAAGGGTACGACTGTGGCGCTCATACGTCTCCTTATTTGGTTGCGCGGGCAAGATTTGAACTTGCGGCCTTTGGGTTATGAGCCCAACGATCTACCAGACTGAGCTACCGCGCGCTGAAATTGTACTCAGAATCCGCTTGACGCGGGGCGTTTCCCTTGAATATACTCGGAGTGACCACTCACTTTTGAGGAGCCCCTATGCGGCCGGCGATCATCACTCAGACAGGCACCGGGACCACGAACTGGGTGCCGGTGGACTACATCCAAAGCCCATTCAATCTCGGCCTGCAGTGCGCCGTCGATGGGACAGTCACCTACACGATTCAGTACACCGCGGATGATCCGCTGGCGGGCACCCCCTCGACGGCGCTCCCTGTGACAGGTCTCTTGGCGTCCACCGCCGCCGCGGGCACCAACCTCCAAATTCCTTGCCGCGCGGTACGCGCAAGCGTGTCTGCGGGCTCGGGCAGCGTCACGTTGACGCTGCTGCAGGGGACGTCAGCATGACGTTCTCCATCGACCTCTTGCAGCGCCAGATTCGCGCGGCTGCGCCAGAGCTGCCCGAGGCTCGCGTCGCCCCGATCGCAGCTGCGCTTTATCCGAAGATGGTGGCCGCGGAGATCACTGAAGGCCGCTCCGAAGAATTCGTCGGCCAACTCGCCGCGGAATCCGGCGGGTTCACGCGCACGCGCGAGTCGCTGGACTACTCTCCGTCCGGCTTGCTCAACACGTGGCCAACGCGCTTCTCGGATCAGTCTGCGCGGCAGTTCGGTCGTGGATCGCAGACGCCAGCTGACCAGACGAAGATCGCTCAGATCGTGTACGGTGGCCGCGGTGGAAATGTGAACCCCGGAGACGGATGGAATTTCCGCGGCCGCGGGTGGATTCAGACCACTTTCCGCGACAACTATCAGGAGCTCGCTGACGCCACCGGCCTCGACTGCGTGCGCAACCCCGACCTCCTGTGCACCGATGAAGGCGCCGCTACCGCCGCGGTGTTCTACTGGACCAAACGCAAGATCAACGAAGCTGCTGACCGCGACGACGACGTGGCGGTGACGAAGAAAATCAACGGCGGCCTTATCGGGCTGGACAAGCGCGTCGCGCGCACCAACGCAGCTCGAAAGGCGAAGTGATGGACGCGCAACAAACTGCCCCCGCCGCAGAAGCTTTCAGCATGTTCAAGTTCATCATCGCCGTGCTGGGCTCCGCCGTCTCGATGAGCTTCATCAAGGGCGAGTGGAGGCACAAGATTCCGATGGGCATCGGCGGCGTCGTGCTGAGTTACACCGGCGCAGCGCCGGCGGCGGTATGGTTGAGCGCGCCGGCGGACTCCGTGGGCCTCATCGGTTTCCTGCTGGCCATGCTCGGTATGGCGTTCCTCGCGCGCGTGTTTGACGCCATCGAGCGGTTGGACTTGACGGCGTGGATCAACGATATCTGGGGCGCGGTCAAGAAGCGCTTTGGAGCCGGCGAATGACTGAATTCATTTCAACCATTGCACTCACTGTCGCGGCGCTCGCCTCCCTGCTGGGCATCTACGCGCCGAAGTTCCATGACACCACCGCGCAGCGGCTGGCGATGTCTGGCATCGTCATCACTGCCGTCGTGCTCATCGCGCGGCATCCGTCGGAGATGTTCTCCGACAAGTCTTTCGCGCTGTTCGCCTGCAGCGTTGCGCTCTACGCCAGCGCAACCGCGCTGAAAATCTGGCGTGTCAAGGGGGTCTGATGGCCTTCACGTTCGATCTCCTCGAAATCTTCGAAGAAGCCGCCGAACAGGCCGGCTATGGAGAGCTGCGGACTGGCTACGACCTTCGTACCGCTCGACGCAGTTTAAACATCATGTTCGCTGATTGGGCCAATCGCGGCATCAACATGTGGTCGATTGAGCCGGGGACCATTACCTTCGTGCAGGGCCAGAATACCTACGCCCTGCCATCTGACACCATTGACCTGCTTGAGCACGTCATCCGCACTGGCGGTAACGTAGCGTCTACACAGGCGGACTTGACCATCACCCGGATCAGCGTATCAACCTACGCCACGATCCCAAACAAAATCCAGCAGGCGCGTCCTATCCAAATCTGGATTCAGCGATACAACGCACAAAGCTCCCCTACGGGTCTGACGTTGAACGGGGGAATTACCGCAACGGCTACAACAATTACCCTTAGTTCTACTGTGG